CTGTGAGCCATTTCCTTCGGGCAAAGCCATATCCTTGCTTACAAGAATGTTTTCGTATTGGGTAATCTTCATCCCTTCAAATTCCTTAAATGACATCATACTTTGCCCTCCATATATTTTACGAAATTACTAATGGCAGCATCAAAGTTAATACTAACTACTCCTCCAGCCAAAACAGAAACATCCTTAATGAGTTTTTCTGTAAGATACTTTTCAGCCTTCTTAATAAAGGCATTAGTGCGAATGTATTCAATATCATCATCACTACTTTTGTAGTCAAACCATCTTTCATCAACATCATTAGTTTTATAATCTTTTGAAAGATAAATTTTTTCTGGCGCTTCGTTTGCTTTCATAACTCACTCCTCCCTTAGTTTCTTTAAATCATTAAACAGTGATACCAACTCTGAATCATAACAAGCAGACTCTTTCATTTTCCTTACTGCACAAGTAATAGACGCTATCTGCCCTTCACTCGGCTTCCAAGTAGTCTGAGGTTGAACTCTGCCTTTGAGGGAGTTAAGTTTATCTTCAAGCCACCGTGAGATGATAGTAGCGTCCCATTTGTCGGATGCTTGATATTTTGCCAAAGCATTCTTGCATACAAGTAGATATTGTTCATCCTCTTCATTCCAAGCAGGCTTCTGCTCGCTTTTAGTTTGCAAAGTTTTATTTAATTCTTCTTCAATAACATTTTCAATCAACTTTGGTCTTTCCACTAACTCGTAATCTTGCTTTAGAGTAAATATAGTAATTTCTCCACCACTGAAACCTACTTCACGATTTTCTACAAAACCGAAAGTAATGCCGTCCTCTCGTTTATCACATAAATGATATGTAGGAGATATAGTATCTTTCTTTCTGAAAGTGTCACCTATCTGTGGCTCCCATTCAGTAGGTTTTTGCTTAACAAGTTCCCATTCATCTTGTTCTGTAATATCACAAATAATTCTATCGTTATACCAATACTTTCCACCAGTAATATCAGTAATTGTAAATGAGCCGAAATCATTTATATCAGAATTATGCTTTTTGGCAATAGTATCACCAATATTGAAAATAGGAATAACAACCTTCTTCAATTCTTTCTTTTCTGTATCCCACTCATATCCTGCTTCTTTCATCTTTTGAAACAAAAGGTCACACTGTTCTTTGGTAGCTGGATAAATATTTTTTATTGAATGTCTTATATTATATTTATCATAAAAATTACCATCAAACCCAATAAAGCAATATGAATTAAAAAAGTCAAGACCTCCTTCTTTGTATATAGCAATAAAAGGAAAAGAATAGCCTTTAATTGGTTCTACTGCAAGCACATCACCATCCTTTGCATCTTCTATGGTGAAAGAGTGGAACTGCTCATCTACATGAGATATAGTATCATCTACTATATGTCCATTCTGTAACTGTAGAATGTAATCTAAATCAGTGACATTGACAATTTGCCAAGTATAATCACCATTAGTAATCCACTCGCCTTCCTGGAATTTTGGTTCAACTTTATCAACATGTTTTCCAACGAGTTCCCATTTAGCAGAATTTTCAAAACTACAAATAAACAAATCCTCTGACCAATAACCACTATCAGTAATCTTTGTTATTGTAAGAGGTGCTTCATTAGTAGTCTTTATTTCGTCACCAACTCTGAATTTTGGGATAATGAGAGCAGGCTTCTCAATAAGGTCTTCTTCAAAAACAGCACTGCCATTCTCATCTTCATACATGGGGTTGTCTGTACTATCTGTAACTACATTAGTTACAATCATACTTTTAACTTCTCCAAATGAGTTATAGTAAATAGTGTCACCAACTTTATGTTTAGGAGTATGCTTCTGCTCTCCTTGCTTTTCAAGCCAAGCAATCCAATTTCTAACTTGTTCAGCACGTTCAATGGTAGTAAAGCTTATTCCTTTTAGATAAAGAATAAGTTCTTCTTTTATCCCACCATCCTCTGACTCTTTGAGTTCGGGGAAAATGTCATCAAGAATACCTTGTTTATCTTTGGGCATTCCGCTTTTATCTTTCCATATTTTTGCTCTTTCTAAAGCCTCGTCATAGGCTTTCGCTTTTTCTCCTATTGTAAGTTCTTTCATAATTTATTGAATTGATATAATTGTTGCTTTATTGTCGTTTGTTTCTTGAATACTTTGTATTTTGCGTTTAATATCATTAACAGGTATTGGGCGAGTTTTATATTCTGTACCGTAATTGTCTTTATATGTTATAACTTTGTATTTCATAATCACAGCAAATTTAATTCATTCAAACGTATAACCATTTCGTAGCAAGCATCAATAGAGTTGTCAAACCACTTATCAATATTTCCTTTAGGACAATCACAATGATATGTATCATCTGTTGCTGACTTCAATAATCTTGTTCCTTCTGGCAAAACATCAAGCAATGCCGCAAGACTCCAAGCAGGGTATACTGCATTCTTCGAATACTTAGTACCAAGCCAAAAGGTCGTATTTGGTGCTTGCTGATTGGTTGTACCATACCATCCACCATCTGCACTTTCATGCGACAAAAACTCTGATAACTTTTTACTTTGCTCTAAATCTGTATAACTTTTCATAACAAATTATTTTGTTTTAATTTAAAAATCATGTCAACACAAGCATCAACAGGATTAGAATATCCTCCAACACTCCAATGATAGGCATTAATCCAAGAACGAACTAACCAAGTTCCCTCTGAATTTTGTATCAAATCAGGTTTTGGAATAACACTAAGCAATGCAGCAAGATTCCAACAAGGAATATCTTCGTCTGATTCACAATCTCTTATAACCATTGGAAAATATATGGGTTTTTCAGAACCATCTTTAATGTTAAAACCTGTATGTTGATACCACATATCCGCACTTTCAAGTGGTAATATTTCTGACAATTTCTTTGACTGATAAATGTCTGTGTATGCTTTAATTGTTGCCATAGTTATTTCCCCTTTCCAAAGTCTTTATAACTTAACGCATAATCAACGCACTGTGACATTCCAACACGGTTTATAAATGCTACAAGAACTCCGTCAATTTGCTCTTTACTTGGCATATTGTTTTCGTCTATACCAGTAAGATGCTTGTTAATACTGATGAAATTTGGATTTTCTCTTAATTTTATTGCCTCCTTTGTAAGGAGTTCCAATAATTCGATTCTTGTCATAGTTATTTCTCCTTTAATTGTTTAGTTATTTTTTTTGCATCCTTTTCATAACAATTAAAAGGACATTTGATACAAGGGTATGGAATTTCTTCATCCATGTTCGCAGATAATCCCTTCTTTTTGTCTAATATTTCACAATGAGGTATAACAACATCTAAAGGTAAAGGAAAATCTGTCCAATACTTTTTACATGTTTTACATAAATCTTGCTCTTTAGTATTCATATTTATCTCTCTTTTAATTTAGTTGCTAACTCTTCCAGTTCCTTTTGCCTGCGCTCCTTGCAGAAGCGACAATTGCCTTTGTGGGCAAAATAACCATATCCTTGATACCCATACGTTTCACTATTTTTAAGATACTCGCAACTATCTATAACAATAATATTGAATCCCTTTAAACGTTCTGCTTCTTCTGTTTCAGCAGTGGTTTTGCATTCGCACCCCACTATCATCAAGGCGGTAAGTGCTATAAATATTATCAATTTCATAATTTTATTGCCTTATCTGATAATCTACTTGTTTCTATGTGCAAACAATGCTTATAGTAACTGTTTGCTATGTATTCCTCACAAGAACTTTTATCTGTTGTCCAACAAGTTTCAGGGGTAGTTGACTGGTATTGGTCGGTACAAACTACTCTATATATTTCTTGAATTGTATAAGTCATACTCTACTATTTATTGGTTATAATTTAATTGTTTTCTCTGCCTGTTGACCTATTATAACAACAAGCAAGACTAATACAGCCTTTTCAAAAGGTATGTTACCCAAATAATAACATAAGTAACATAAAACTGCCAAGAAACAATATATAAGTTGTGTAATCATATTATTTAATTTTATTAGTGGTAATTGTAGGTCCGTTAAATTGTCTTGGACAGTTTATACAGTCACGAAGGGGATTTGTACAAATTCCATTACTTGTAAAACATGGTGATACTTGTGGACATGATGGAATATATGGGTTACTATCATTGTCTCTTTCCACAAGTAACTCAGCAAGTCTTTCCTTGCTAAGTTTCATATAATCGTCTTTCGTCATTGTCATTATTTTTTAAGTTGTTCAATTACATCCTCAATATTTGTTTTAAGAGTTTCAAAAGTACATTGAAATGGATTTTGCAAAACCTCTTCAATAGTTTCAAGCACATAGTTTGCACCAAAGTCAGCCCCTTCAACGTAAGATTTGTACTCATATTGAGTAATATTGTTTTCTCTAAGATGCTCTTCTGCTTTTAATTTAATACTTTTCATACGCTTTTGTTTTAATTGTTATTAATTAGTGGGCCAAATGCTTTTATACTAAGATTTTTTTCTAACCAATCTAATATTTCTTTAATTGAATCAGTAGGAATATAATCTAATTCTATTGGTTCATCAGCACAGTCTGAGGTAATCCATACAATACCCTCATAATCTTGAAATACAGAAAGTATCTGAGATTTTCCTATTTTACTTAGTCCATCTATATGGAGATACTCTGGTTTGGTGCAGTCTATTGGACTATTCTCTGTTGCTTCAAATGCTGAACAAATAGATGACACTTTCTGTCGAAGTTCCTCATGATAATTATTTTTCATATTTAAACTTTTAAAAAAAATTAAGGGAGTTCATCCAATGGACAAACTCCCTTTAATAAATATATATTTTAAAGAGATACTTCTGGCGATTATTGCAAGGATCGAACTTGCTACTTCAATTTAGATAAAATTGCGTTCTAACCAAGTGAACTAAACAATCAAGTCAGTATTGTAAGTATCTCAGAATAAATTCTGTAAAACGGAGATTTTACCAGAATCTCCGTAATACTCTCATCTTATATCTAGAATAATTGAGAGCTTGTTAGTTTGCTGAGTTGAAACTAACAAATGTACTAAGCATTCATGTTGAACGCTTCGAGTCAAATTCCTATCTTTTACATCCTAGAATTATTGGATGGGTAGTGATCCCAGTAGGATTCAAACCTACGACTTACAGCTTAGCTTACCACTCTATGTTACCATAGCCAACTATTTAGTCCACTCTCTAGGCTTGGACGAGCCCAATTTAAATAGTTGTTGTAGTCTGGAATACATTATTACCATATTGAAATTCTTGCAAGAATATATATATATGAGTCCCGTGGTCTACATACATATATAATTTCAACTTAGGTATCTCCTATATACTCTCTACACATTTATGAATGTAGCATACTTAATCATTAACTTTTCTGAAGCGTATTTTCATTCTCATTAGAGATTTTTTCGCCTCTACATTCAATTTAGCACGGTATTATCCTTACACATTATTGGTTAATGTACCTATATGCTTACCTTGCAAGCCAACCCTTACGACATATAGGCAATGTTAGGGTACAAGTTTCAACATAAGGACTTCCACCGTTTTAGGGAGATTCTAATATGGGATTTCTCGCCATATCACTCCAATTTACCTCTTCGCAAAGGTATTTTTAAGGCTGTTACTCTATTCACTGAGTTATGGGATCATTAATGATACTTAAAAAACTAAAAACAACTAAACACTTGAGATGCTATAAATTTGTAGTAAGTATCATAGTAAAACAAAAAAGAAATAGTAGTAACGAAGGACGGTAACGCTCCGTCGTCTTCAGGTTGAAAACCTGACGTTCTAACTTTTAAACTACATCGCCACAAAAGATACTTTGGTGAATAATACTGGATTTGAACCAGTGACATTAAGTTCCTTAAACTTACGCTATAACCAGCTTAGCTAATCATTCTAAATATTATTGTAAGTATCTTTTTATATATAGAATTATGCCAGAATAGTTGCAGCGGAGGAAATCGAATCCTCGGAGGAAGGCTTATGAGACCCTCTTGAATACCAATTCTCACTGCGATATTAAATAAACCTAAACTCTTCACATAAACTTTCGAATTATGTTAAACTAACCGACCCGACTCACAGAGATGTCTAGTATAATTCCCGGGAAACTTTAACAACAAAGGATCGTTGCTCTCGGTGTTAGGTTTATTTTGTTCGACCACTGGGAATCGGACCCAGGTCTTATGATTAAAAGTCATAAGCTTTACCACTAAGCTATGGTCGAATAAAAGTTACTTATAAATTAATTGCATTAAACCACTATGCTAATTCTCCAAATGTCGGAAAATAATGGATTCGAACCACTGATACTATTTTTAGTATATTAATTATTATTAATATTGTAAGTAACTTATTAGTTGTCCCGACTGGACTCCAACCAGTATTCTAGGCTCCAAAAACCTATGTCTTAAGCTTTGGACGACAGGACATTAAAATGCTACTACTTTACACCCCATGAGTAGCTAACGAGTTAAAACAATTTGAACATTTAATTTTTTATTAATGTCATCACGACATTTGTAGGAAAGGAGGGACTCGAACCCTCAAGGATCCTTCGATCCGCGAAATTTTAAGTCTCGTGTGTTTACCATTTTCACCACAATCCCAAGTTTAGTCTAAAATAATATTATAAAAGTACTATTTTAGACTTTTTTACTTACCACACTATGTTACCATAGCCAAACAATCTGTTATGACCTTTGCAGGACAACCTCAAGACTTATAATCACCTCTCGGAGAAATGCTTTCTTATATTGTTTGTTGTGGTCTGGCCATTAGACATTCTTATATTTCCAAATATATCCATATGCTTGTTTATAATTTCCTTTACAGCATTGAGAAATTGTGCTATGACAAAAATTTAATTGTCTAGCAGCCTCAGCAACTGAAGAAAATTCAGCAATAAATTCCATATCTAAAGAATATTGAATTATAGGTTTTCTCTTCGGAGAAGTTTTTCTTTGAGTTTGTCCACTTCTAATACCTCTTGTTCCATAATGAAAATTATAATC